TCTTCTCCTGTGACGGAACGACCTCATCACCGGGCATCTGGAGGCTCTTGGCCACTTCACGCAGCACCGCCGCCCGGCCCTCTTTACCCATGATCTCGATATCGATCGGGTTGGCCGTCGCGTTCAGGAACTCAAGCCGTCGGACGTTCGTCGTTTCCTTCATGGCGAGGTTCACTGCCCCCTTCGCCACGACCTCAACGTCGCCCTTGATCGACTGGTCCTCATCGTACCGCATGTTGTAGATAAACTGACGCTGCACGATCGGTTTAACGACATCGCCATCGATGTGCATCACGACCTGCCGGATACCCTTACCCGCAGCGCCCATCAGCATGGACAGACCGGACGACGTACGCCCGGCACCCTGCACGTTGAGATCGCCGTAGACGTATGCGGGGATCCCCGAGTGGTCGTCCGCCAGCCGGGCGAATCTCTCGTAGACCGCCATCAACTCCTGCGCCCGGGAGTCCGGCTGCGTGAACCGCAGCGCGGGGGCGCTCGACCCCGCCGGGTCGCCGGTCGTCTGCCAAACCTTCCACGGGAAGATCTGGGTGATGTCCTCGTTGGGCGGGATGCGGTCGACGTTCAGTTCGACCTGCGGGCCCGACGCGATCCCCATATTGTTGACCAACGCCCGGGCGGCTGCGTTGCAGATGTTCTGAAGGTCCTCGATGATCCGAGGGATGCCCTTGCCCCAGAACGCCCCCGGGCACTTGATGAACGATGTCTTGGTGTACGGCTTCTCACCGAGCGGGTCGTAGTTGAGGACTGCTTTGATGACGTAGTTCCCCGTGACCCACACGTTGGCGTCGTACTCTCTGGCCGGATCGGGGACATCCTCTGGTGTCAGCCCCCACTCCAGCAACATCTTGCCGGACACCTTACCCCAGAACTCCAGCGTATCGAAGATGTCAGTCGGGCGCATGTACGAGTAGTACTTTCGCTCCTCCTCCATCTGCTGAAGCTCGGTCACATCGCTGATCCAAGACTGGCCGTTGCCGATCTCAAGAACCTTGCGGATGGCGTCCTCATCGTACCCGGGCACCCCGATCAGGTCCGCGAGCATCATCCGCGTCAGCGGGTGGTACTCGAAGATGTAGCCATCGTTGATGTCCGTGATCCCGGGCTCCGGGTAGATCTTGAACGGATCGACCCGCTCGAACTCCGGACCCAACCGCTCGATGGGCTCGACAACCGTCTCCCCCGAAGGCAGCGTCTTCCACCCCAGCACCCGCTGGCGTCGGACAACCGGCCCTTTGATGAACGCACACGGATACGTCACCAGATCGGTAATGAAGTCGTTGAACGCCTGTGCCCATCCGCCTTGCGCGAACTGATCGTCGATCTTGATCTTCATCCGCTCGGCCTTGAGGCCCGCCGCACGGAGGAGATGGAACCGGTAGTCCTGACTGACCATCTCCCGGATCTCACTCAACTCCTCGGGGTTGGGCGCTTGCCCGAACTCGGACACAATACGCAGCACCCGGGCGGCGAAAATGTCCTGAATCTCTTTTTTCTGCGGAGGCGACAAGTCCGGGATTGGGGTGGGCTTCAGGTCCCACGGGGGCATCCCTTCGTCCATCAGGATGTCCCGCAGCCAACTCTCAGCCGCCCGGCACTTGACCTCCGTGAGCATCATGTAAACCTCAGACCCGCCCTGTTTGCGGATGAGGTTCAACTTCTCAGGCTCGTACTCCCCGTTGCGCTGCCGCAACGCCCTGAGCATCTCGTCGTTGATAGGTCGCTTGGCCATCTCCGCGACATCCCAACATTGCCGCAGATACGCCACGAGCCCGAGGATGACGGGCTGGTTCTGCCGGTCGGAAAGCGCCTGATCGGCTGCGCGTTCCTGCCTTGCAAGCTCGTCGTTACCTACAACGCGGAGGAATGTCAGCCCGGCCATGTCAGTCGTCCATCTCCGGACGCTTGTTGGTCTTCTTCTCCTCGACCTCAAGCATGTCGCGGACAGTCATCTTCGGGGGCTTATACTCGTAGCTGATCTCAAACTCGACGGACTTGCCAGCCATACCGCTGGTGTCGAGTTTCGCGCAGTCCGAAAACGTCTTGTGCGGTTTCCCGCCGGATTTCATCTTCATATCGCCCTCCTACAGGGGTTCTACCACGTATTGTAGTAAAAAGAAACCCCCAGAGCGAACTCAATGGGGGCTAACACCCTAAGGTGGAGGAGGTGAACAAGACACAACGAGCGGACTGTATCACGTCCATCCGGCTGCGACAACGGGCTTGATGTCCCTACGCACTGACATCTGTGCCCCATCACCGCTGCCGATATGGAGCATCAGGTACTGCAACGCTTCGGCAATGTGGGAATGCTTGTTCTTGTCGATGACCATGTCGCCGGTCGGCTTGAACCGGTAGCCGCCCATCATCGCCGCCTTGAGCTTGGTACAGCGCGGATCGACGAGGAACGCCGGATCTCCGTCAACTTGCCGCATGAGGTACTCATCCACCGAGTTCAACCGCGCCGACACGTTGTTCGTCCTCGCCGGGATGACCTTGAGCTTCTCCGCCCGGATGATGTCCACCGCACTCCGCTCGTCGGTCTGCGCCCGCTGCACCCCCGCCGGGTCAGTCACGACAAGTACCGGCACCCCGGGAAACCGCTCGTAAAGCAGTGGCTTCAGCACCGTCCGCACGAACCTCTGCACCCCCATGTCGAACGACACCGCCTCGTCCAGTATCAGCGCCCGCCCTCGTGGGTCCTGCTGTCCGATGACGGCTGCGGGCGTAAGGCCCAAGTCCATGCCAACAATGACAGGCCGGACCCCGTTGACGATGGGACGTAGACGTTCCTTAGCCATGTGATAGTCAGGGCGGAAGTATTTGTAGACCGGCATACCCGCCGAAGACAGTCCATACTCACCGTCAATGTAGACCCGGATGTACTCATCGCTGCGACCTTGGGTGTCGTAGTAACCATCAGGCAGATTCTCTACGTTCTCGGCGTACGGACTGCGCCCGGACGGCTGCTTGAAGACATCCCACCCGTTGTTGTTGGGCGACACGCCATCCGCCGGATCCAGCCCTTCCATCTGGTAGTACCACCACGTGTCCATGGTCGGCGGGTTGGTATCGCCCCACATCCCATGCCACGTCGGACCTCCATCCTTCTTCGACGGGTACCGTCCGATCCGCTTCGACATGGCGTCCACGATGTCGGGGTGAATGTCCCGGCACTCGTTGAACCACGCGAACGTCAACTCCAGCGAGTTCAGGTTGGCCACGTCGTCTGCGTCGTCGAGCGCCCGGAACATGATCTCGCACTCGACGTTCCCGACCTTGAAGAAGTACGTCTTGGTCGTGCGCATGTACTCGCCGCACACACCGGTCGGAAACCAGTCAAGGAACGTCTTGATCGTCGTGTCCTGCAACTGCCGCGCCGTCTCCCGCACGATCGCAGCGCGGGTCTTCCGGATGCCCTGCTGGTTGGGTTCCTGCATGGACGCCCGGCGCACGATCTCAAAACTTGACGTGACGCTCTTACCACTTCCGACCGGACCCATCAGGACCCGCATCTTGGCGTTGGATTCCATGAACTTCCGCCCGGTGGGCGGAGGGGTGTAGTTGATATCGAGTCCCATCAACTCACCAGCGTGATGACGTAGCGCGGACCGTCGCGCTTGGACTTCTTGATCTTGGTGACGAAGCTCACGTTCTCCCCACGGAGGACGGCTTCCATGTTCTTCGTCTCGACGGCACTACGCAGAATCAGCGCGGGCAGTCCGTCCACCCGATCCTTAAACTGATTCAGCACCACTGTAGTCACTGGCATCGGATCCCTCCAATTGAGGTGCCATATCAATCACCCGGGCATCTTCGGGCCGGGGTCCAAGGTTGATCATAATCCGAACACCACCGCCCCCATCAGAAACCTGCGACTCCTTGGGCTCCAACCCGGCCCACTTCACGGTCGACTTAATCAGGTCGGCCTTCACCGCCGGAGATACGGACGGGTCGTGAATCAACAACCAAGACGTTGTCAGGAGTTCTTCTGCTTGGGCCCGTGCCTTGAGCTTGAACGTCATCCCCTTGTCCCGAACCTCAGTCCGGTAGTGTTCCACCTTCTTGAGGAAGACGGGATCCCGGTTGAACTGGAGTAACTCGGCGGGGGCGATGTTGTGCCGACCGAGCACTTCGTTGGGCGTCTCCCCGCTGCCTTCCAGCATGAGGGCTACGTCGAAGGCTAGGCGGTCAGACCACTTGGTGTGTGAGAGGGGGCTTGTGTCCATACTGGGACTATAGGAAGGCGGGGCCGGTGTGTCAACTGGGGGCTCGGGGTGGGGGGTGAGGTAACTTTACTGGCTGGGATAACTTAACGGATAGGGTAACTTAGCGTGAGCTAACTTTACACGTTGGTTTTTTGGGTCTTGCGTTGTGCGGTTTACTCTAATACGGCGCGGGTCATCGCCGCCGAGCCATGTACCCGGGGGTCGGCATCGGGTGCTGGCTGGCTGGCTGGCTGGCTGGCTGGCTGGCAGGCAGGGCAAGCGGCAGGCAGGGCAAGCGGCAGGCAGGGCGAACTTGACGCTTTTTCTGGCATGGGGCAATCTGAATTCGTCGATGCAGCAAACGCAGCATCGATGTGCGGGGCAGGTTCTGGCCCACACTGCCTTGCTCTTTAACAACCGGGCCACGGAGTTTGCCATCATGGCAGATAAACTCGACTTCGTATCGGTTCCGACCGATACCCTCCCCGCCGACCTCAAGGGGAAATTTGAGGCTCTCAAAGCGGCGCAAGCCGCCGAGAAAGCCGCAAGGGAAACCTTCGAGGCGGCTTTCTTAGCGCAGAGTCGTAAGGCTAAGAAAGTCCCGGACGGTAAGACGCTTCGGTTCGCTTACCGGTTCGGGTTGGGAGTGGCGCTAACGGATGCGGTGCAAGCCGCGCCTAAAGCGAAGAAGGGCTGGTTCTAAGTAGTACCCTCGGGCAAAGGCCCGAGGCTTCCCTCCCTGCCCGGTTTCCCGGGCAGGGCCTTTCAACCTAGAACGGAGCCCACGATATGGATAAGCATATCGAGTCGGTGATGTTCGCTTTCGATACTCTCTCAAAGCACTTAACAAAAGTGCAATGGGAGATTGTCGAAGATGACGCGAAGGGCCCGGTAACCCGGGTGCGGCGCGTCATCAACCTGCAAGAGGCCATCAAGGCCGTCGACAGGTTGCGGACGAAGACCTTAGACAGTCTGTAATCGTCTAAGGTGTGCCTCCCTGCCCGGTTTCCCGGGCAGGGCCTTTCTTTCTCAGGAGAGTGTGATGTATCGATGGAACTATCGCCCGGAGCCGAAACGTCGGATCTGGGTAGACGTTGTGATCAACGTCGTAGCCTTCGCCGTGCTGGCGGCGATGACCTTCGCGGTCGTCGACCACTTGGCTCGGTGACCACAGCCCGCCGCAAGGCGGGCTTTTTTACGCCTACTGAATCCGCACTACGCGCAGCCGCACCGAGGAGGATCGCAGGTCGCAGCAAGGAGGATCGCGGTGTGCAGGGGCGTAGCCCCTAACTATACGTCGGGGGGTCACAGCTCCTAATGCGCCGTACATTGCGCACAGTGCCGCATTATACATAATAGCATAGTGTTCATAGTGTGTCAAGTACGTAAAGATATACACATTTATGGTCATTGTGCGCATGAAACTCATACCTAAATGGTGCTAGGTCACAGCAAAATGAGGGCGAAATGGTGCGGAAAATGTGTAAATAATCTATTTTTTACACAAAAAAGCGTAAATAATTTACACAATCTTAACTTTACTAGCGTGTTTTGACCTAAAGTTTGACCGGCTAACTTAACATGGGATAAACGTCAAGTTTTGGAAAAGGTCCCATGGAATCAAGGACTTACGGAGGTTTTACCACCGTCAAGTTATAAGCAAATAATCTAAATAATCTAAATAATCTATGTTTTTTTCATGTCTTTGATTCCAAAATTGGGTCTTCTAAATTTTCTGGGTTTGGCCGCGTAAAGTCTCAGCCCTCCCAGCGAACCCCCCCTTTTAGCTCCGGATTATTCCCAAAAACTTAGATCATTTAGATTGTGCACCGCAACATCCTTTATAAATCAAGGACTTCTACGATCTATTGCAAGTAGATTCTCCCACCTTCTTTACCTCACAATCGATCTATTTTTTACACATTTACCGTATAAGCCCCGCCACTTGACGTTTTCGCTGGGCCCGTGGTACGCTGGCTCCGCCAGCTTCGGCACCACTTAAGGAGATTGAGATGACAACGACGACGACGACCCAGAACACCATGGACTACAACCCCTACAAAGCGCAAGGCCACGCTAACCGTAAAGCGTATCTGCAATACTTATCCGTCGAGTACGGTGTGCCCTTTCGTGATGTCGTAATGCTGGCGTCTTTGCTTGGTGCGGAGGAGGACTTCGATGGTCTCGTTGTCCACCTCGAAGACATGAGCCTGTAACCCTTTCACCCACCGAGGGGCATATGCCCCTCACCATAGGAGATTGAGATGAGAAACGTAAAGATTGAGTTCGATACCAACGCCATGACGGAGATCGCCATGTCCAATAACTGCGATTGGGAGAAACTGTGGCATGCCATCGGTTACTTATCGACATGGAACACTCAGTACCCCACTGTGACCATATTCCGTGATGGCGACACGGACCTCGTTGCGGTTTACTACGACAAGGATGGCAATCGCAAGTACGTCATCGGTGCCGTATGGCACGGTGAGCACTACGGTTTCCATAGCTGATCAACACTTAACACATTCAGGAGTACATATCATGATCCCCTCAGTCAAAACCCTTTCCGCAGTCTTTGGTGACAATGCCAAAACGGCACGTAAAGTGCTGGAGATGACCTACGATGAGATCGTTCGCTTTCGTATCGACAGGCTCATCATCACCAATGACTTGGAAGGTAAGTGCTATCACCGCCCTACGCTGATGGAACTTATCCTTGATACGCTCAATGCTCTAGCCGACACTCATGGTATTGAGCATATCGATATGTGTCGCAAGGACGGCACCAGTCAGTACTTAACGTACCTCAACACTGGGGACATGTATACCCCCACTATCGTCTTTTGGAATGGTATGTACCGTGTCGCTGATGTCGGCACCAAAGTGGAGGTGCTTGAGCGCCAAGGATGGTTTGCGTAAACGCTGATAGCTCAGCCTACAGCCCTCAGGGGCTGTGGGGTGCGTTATTGCACCACATCCATCAACACATTCAGGAGCATATCATGGCAATGCGTATCGAGATTACTGACACCTTTGGTGGTGAAGCGAACTACTCATGGGTGGTACGTGGTACCTCTAAGGCCACTACTCGCCGAGGGATCCTCAAGGCTGTTAAGCAATTAGCAGGATGGCCGGGCCGCGTTAAGGTCGACTACAACTACGGGGACGATATGCGTATCAGCCCCGCCAAGGGTATCTGCCAGACCGCATTCGTCTACT